TACCTGAAACACAAAAAGCCTTAGGATTAAAAGTACATCATTCAAATTTATGTACAGAAATTACTTTACCTACAGCCGAAGATAGAACAGCAGTCTGTTGTTTGTCTTCAGTTAATTTAGAAACTTACGATGAATGGAAAAATGATAAATTATTTATTTCAGACATTGTTAGGTTCTTAGATAATGTATTAACTAACTTTATTGAAAATGCTCCAGAGCATGTATTTAGAGCAAAGTTTTCTGCTACACAAGAAAGATCTATTGGTTTAGGTGCTATGGGGTTTCATGCTTATTTACAAAAGTGTGGTATACCATTTGAATCTGCTTTGGCTAAAGCTAAAAATTTAAGTATATTTAAATATATTAAATCTGAAGCTATAGCTGAGTCTAAAAGATTAGCAGTTAAACGTGGTGAAGCTCCTGATATGGAAGGTACTGGAATGCGTAATGCTCATTTATTAGCAATTGCACCCAATGCTTCAAGTTCAATTATTTGTGGTACTACATCACCTTCAATTGAGCCTTATAGAGCTAATGCCTATGTACAAAAGACTATGAGTGGTTCATTCTTAGTTAAAAACAAACATTTAGAAAAATTATTAGAAACAAAAGGAATAAACAATGATAAAACGTGGACTTCAATCCTTGCTAACAGGGGTTCGGTATTGCATATCAAAGATCTGTCAGATTACGAAAAAGATATATTTAAAACTTCGATCGAAATAAATCAACAATGGATAATTGAGCATGCAGCCGATAGACAAGAGTTTATTTGCCAAGGCCAATCATTAAATGTTTTTGTACCAGCTGATGTTAATATTAAAGAATTACACGATATTCACATGTTAGCCTGGAAGAAAAAATTAAAGACATTATACTATTGTAGAAGTGAAGCTATTAAAAGAGCTGAACTTGTATCGTTAAAAGTTGAAAGAACAATAATACCTGAAGCTGATTGTTTAGCTTGTGAAGGTTAATAAAGGAATAAAAGAATATGAGTCTATTTAAGGCACGAACACATTATAAACCATTTGAATATGAATGGGCGTTTGAAGCTTATGATACCATGCAAAAAATGCACTGGTTGCCAAGTGAAGTACCATTGCATGAAGATGTAAGGGATTGGAATGAAAGATTAACCGAAGAAGAAAAGAATCTTATTAGTAGTATACTTAAATTCTTTACTCAAGGTGATGTTGACATTGCACAAGCTTACTTGGATAGATATATTCCTAAATTTAAATCTCCTGAAGTTAGAATGATGTTAAGTTCATTTGCTAACTCTGAAGCCAATCATGCTCATAGTTATTCATTATTAAATGATACTATTGGTGAAACGGCATTGACTGATTATAAGGCATTTCAAGAATATAAAGAAATGGCTGATAAACATGCTTATTTATTTAAATCTAAAGGTACTGGTACAGAAGGTCTTATAAGAGATATTGCTTGCTTTAGTGCTTTTGGTGAAGGCTTACAATTATTTGCATCATTTGTTATGCTACTAAACTTTCAAAGGTTTGGTAGAATGAAAGGTATGTGTCAAATTGTAACTTGGTCTATAAGAGATGAAACACACCATGTTGAGTCAATGATTAAATTATTTCATACATTAATAAAAGAAAACCCTGAAGTATGGACAGAAAAGTTTAAAGCTGAAATATATCAAACTGCTAGAGATATGGTAGACCTAGAAGATAAGTTTATAGATCTTGCATTTGCTAGTGGTGGTATAAGAGGTTTAAAAGCTGAAGAAGTTAAACAGTATATAAGATATATTGCTGATAGAAGATTATTACAATTATCATTAAAACCGAATTATAAAGTTAAAGAAAATCCTTTAAGCTGGCTTGATTGGGTTATTAATGGTGTTGAGCATGCTAACTTCTTTGAAAGTAGAGCAACTGAATATAATAAGGGTACTATAACAGGAAGTTTATGGGGATAATATGCAATATGTTTTAATAATGGGATTATGTTTTGGTATAAACAATACATGTATGGATCCTATTCAACCTGAACTAGTATTTAAAGACTATTATTCTTGTATAACATATGGTTATAAATTTTCTGATCAAATGATACAAAGAATGGAAAAAGAAGAAGTTAATACAAATAAAACTTATTTTAAGTTTACATGTATTGACCCTACACAAGGAGTTTAATTATGGCGTATAAGAAGAAAAAAGAAGAAAAGAAAAAGAAGAAAAAGAAAAAAACATATAAAAGGAAATAATAATGAGTAATAATGGAAAAGTTGAAGATAAAATCATAACTATTGATGACAAGAAATATAAAGAAAGTGATCTATCACCTGCAGTTAAACAAAATTTAGCTATATTAGGTGATTGTAATAACAAAAAGATATTAGCTACGTTAGATGTTAATAAAAATGATATCTTAATTGCTGAATACTCTAAAAGAATTAATGCAGAATTAGATATCCTTAATAAGAAAAAATAAAGGAAATAAATGAGTATAAATGATGATGTATATTCAAGAATGCTGAAACACCGTGCATTATTGACTCTTTACGAAAAGAGATTGGATACTGAAATTACTAAAATTTTAGCTTCACACAAAATAAGGTTACAACGAATTGTTGCAATGTCTGGTACTGTAAATATAAATGCTTTAACTAGAGCTTTGAACAGAGAAATTCGTTTAACTTATAAGAAAATATATAAAGATGGTTTAGATGAATTAAATAAATTAGCTGGCGTGAGCGCTAGATTTTATAAAAATTTATTTGATAAATCACTATCTAACATATATAAAGCAAGAGGTGTTAAAGATACTTTAAAAGTTAATGACTTGATTATTAAATCCAATGGAACATTTAGTCAACAATTAACTTCTATAAGTATGTTACAACAAAGAAAAATAAAAGGTATAGTCAAACTTGGTATGACTCAAAATAAAGCTATGATCAATATAGCCCAAGATTTAGGTAGAAGTGGTTTAATTACTTCTGCTGTACAATTAAAAACGTTAACTAGAACTGCTATAACTGAAACATCTAATTTTGTATCTAATGCAACTTATAAATTAAATGATGATGTTGTAAATGGTTACCAATATGTAGCTACTTTAGATTTAAGAACTAGTTTAATTTGTGGTAGATTAGATGGTAAGGTTTATTCATTAGATAATAAATTTGCACCTCAACCGCCTCAACATTTTAATTGTAGATCAACAACTATACCTGTTATAAAAAGTACTGATCAATTATTAAATACTAAAAATAATAGATTACAAAAACGAAAAATTGCTGGATTATCTGATAGCCGCCGTGCCTCTATCAATGGTCAAGTACCAGGAAAAACAACTTATCCTGAATGGTTATCAAGTCAATCTAACGATGTTAAATTGGCAATATTAGGAAATAAAAAAAGAGTTAGTTTATTTAACTCTGGGGATATTAAATTTTCTCAATTTTCTAATAAAACTGGTAAACTGATTTCGTTAAAACAACTAGAAAAATTATCGAATTAATCTTTTGTTTTAAATTTAAATATAACTAAGGCCGTGTCCAAAGGAAAAATAATGACTGAAAACATAGTAAACACTCAAGAAATAACTAAAAAAACTGAAACAACACAACCAGATATAAAACAAATGGTTGATGATGAAGTTTCAAAAGCTATATCTAATATTAAAGTAAATTTAGATAATGCATATAAAGAACGGGATGAAGCAATTGTTAAAGTTGAAGAGCTAAAAGATAATGCAAGAAAAGCAGAAATTAATAGTCTTGAACAACAAGGTAAACATTCTGAAGTTATGCAAATGAAGCTTACTGAAATGAATAGTAAACTTGAGTCATACGAACAAAAGAACACTGAATTAAGTAGAGATAACGCTGTGCGTTCTCAGCTTAACTCTTTAAATTTCAAATCTGAAAAAGCCGCTAATATGGCCTATCAAGATATAGTAGGAGATTTAAAGAAAGATGCTACTGGAAATTGGATACATGAAAACGGATTAAGTATTAATGATGCTGTGTCATCATATTCTAAAGACGATAATAATGCTTTTTTATTTTCAGTTAAAGCTAATGTAGGCTCTGGTGTTTCACCAGCTAAACCTGCATCAGGAAACAATCCTGTCAAATCTATAAAAGAGATGTCAACTGAAGAACTACTTGCCAATATCGAAAAAGGTAATGTTAAAGTTGACGGAGACTGGGCCG